CGTGTTGACGTCCCATCTGAGATATATGACCCGTGTTCCTTTCAGAGGAGATGTTCCAACTGTGAAAGGAACTTTTGTCACTGCTGGGTTGGCTGGTCCAAAGACCGGGTCTTCTTTGATTGTATAAACAATCTCAGGCTTGGCCTGCTTCTGTGTTCCAGCGGAATACCAAGTTGAATCATAGTCAAAGCCCCATTCTAATTCCAACGGGTTATCACCATAAGCAATAATTTCAGCTGACACGTTAAATACACGGTGCTTAACTGAGCCATCGCCAAAGTCATACCATGAGCTTTCCCAGATATTCTGAGGTAAGGTCACATCTGTGCCTGTAAATGAAACTTCTTGAGCTGCAACTGATGAAGTTAGTTTAACACCCCACGTTCTGCTACCGCTCCAAACTTGCGGACCAACAAGATAGCCTTGAGCACCGTTAACATCAGGGTTACCACCAGGTGCACCCAATGCTGTTAGCCACGTTGGTTTAGTGCCTAAGATAATATTTCCACGAGGGTCAACAGCCATGGCTGTAAACAGCCAGTTTCTTTCCAAGTCTGAAGTCACGTGTCGTAAAGACCAATCACCTGTATCAGAATGTAGAACTGCTCCACGAGAATTTGTCTGTATACCTTTGCGTGTGTAATGACACCAGTATTCGCGTTCTTTCTTTGAATAAACTGCACAAGCAGAAGATAACGCTGAAGGGTTGATGCCTTCCATTTCCTTTTGAAGTGCTTTGCTGATCTTTGTAACAGAAACCGCAGAGCCACCATCAAGACCACCGTTGACTGCGTAGAAGCCATCTCTTGTCAAGAAAACAACACCAATGCCAGGAACAAGTTGAATTGTATTAGCAGCAACTGTACCAACATTTGGTGTAAGCTGAGAGATTGTTAGACCGGTTGGGCCTTCTCTGATGATGTCAATGGCATCTTCTCTAAATACTAAAAGCGAGTTGTAGTAAGAAAAGAGCTGAGTGATATGTCCGCCACTTGTGTTACCAACATCAAAGTAAGAAAACGTGCCAAACTGTTCAGGTAGTCCAACATCTGAATAGATGATACGTGTCGGGTGGGGCGCACCTCCTGCCAACCAAAGCCTACCGTTCCAACTTTCGCCCACAATATACTGTGAGGAAATAACTGAGGAGGCTGTGAGATCAGGAGCTTGATTAACAAGAGCTGTGTCCGGAACTACATCGACCATCTCTGTTGAGCCGTTTTCATTTATCTGTCTCACAAGATAATAGACTTGATCTCTTGAATTGGCAGAGGTGCTTAACCTCTGGTTTTTTGTTCTGTAAATTCTTCTTGCTACAACACCTTGTTTTCCAACCGGTATTTCATTTAAGAAGACACCGAATCGACGATCTGCTTGTGCATTGTCTGTAATGTTCCATTCAAGTGATGTAGGTTTTCCAAGTGGTGATTCTGAACCGGTGTCAGTAATGTAAGTCATTTTGTAGTAGTAGGCACTGAAATCATCAAGTTGATCGTCACCTAAACCTAAACTACTTGCCGGACCAAATGCTGGCCGAGCAGTACCGGACAACAAGTTGTCGTCGTATTGACTAGTTCCTGCATCGAAATATTGAGGTGTAATGTCTAAGACTTCAACCTCAGGTGTTGGCAAAAGAAAACCAAATTCTCTCCACTTCTCTTCACCGTAAAACAAGATAGGCTTATCATTGCCGTTAATGATTAGAAGTCGATTGGCAAAAGGAATGTATTGTGTTCCGGCTTCACCCAATTTTGGAATATTTCTTCCTGTATCGATTGTTACACGATGCTTCCAGAAGTTGACACCAGAACCAACGTTGTTGTTGCCCCATAGATAATAAAGCTCTCCCCCCTGCTCAAAGAAATGATAGACCTGACCGGTTTGTTGTTTTGTCCAAACAAACATACTGTCCATCTTAGTGGTAAGATACGGGGCTGACATACCAATGCCTAATGTGGCACCTGAATAATCATACCATGGCTCGATACCGCGGTCAAATCTCCAACCAAAACCTGTTGGGTCTATACGTGCTGATACAATATCTTCAGCTGCACCTGTCTCAGAAGCCCAGAGCTGATCAATGCCTCTTGCACGGGTAAAGGCTGTTTTGTTTCCTTTAACGGACATCTCAACCTCCTGTCTTTAATGAAGCGTAATCGTAGTAAAATCTGTTGTATTGTCCTAGTTGGAATTGTCCTCTTTGGACTAAACTATCAACATGGTCAACATATCTCTTTTCGAGCTGTTTGACTTCTTTATCGAATCTTGCGCGATAGCTCTGCGCATTTGATATGTTGCCTGTCTTGTCATATAACGTTTCCAGAACTTTATAGACAATTAACTGGTGGAATTCATTCGGCATCTGAGGCGTATCACTATCAAAACCTAAAAGACGAGGCTTGTAGTAGTATCTTGCCACACCTTCTCTTAGAAGTTGCTTATCGACTTGTGAATAGTTAGGTCCGGAAGGCTGTTCGGTAACTAGTTCGTCCCATGCGTCGACCCGCGGGTACGGGCGAATGCGCTGATGTTGACCGTCATATTCGATATAAACTGGGTTACCAGAATCGATGGAAGCAAGATAATCAACCTGAATAGTACCGGCTGTATCTGCAGCAATCATAGGTTCAAGATAAGTTCCACCTGGCTGGTTTCTAATTGCTGCGGCTGTATTAAATGCTTTCCAGATAGGCAGTCCTAATCTTTCACCGGTTGTTCTGTTAAAGTTGGCGTTCCAGAAAATCTGCTTTTTGTAGCCTTCATACTGTGTCGGAATTCTATCATATGATTGCCATGAATCTGCAACGATTGTTTGATCGTCCCAAGACTTAAATTCGATAACTAAGCTTTTAGTAACAGTTTGTCCCTCTGTGAACAGAATGGTTTGAGGTTCTGATAGAGCACCGATCTTGTTGTCCTTGACAAAAGCCCAGCACACCTCAAGGTAGGTGTTAAACGGAAAACCAAAAACTAGTCCGTTGTCTACTTGTGACAAAGAAAGGGTTTCAGCTGGTGGAATAAATTTGTTTTCTGACCAGACATAAGCTTCAGCATAACTTGCAGCGTAGTCCATTCTAAGATTTAGTTGCTCATCACGTCTGGGCATTAAGCCTATTAGTTTGCCATAAGGAGGAAATCTTCCAGTGCCTCCGTTAGAATTAGGAATATCTCTGTGTGATAAGTTTAAGAGCTCGATGCAGTCCTGAGGTAGATCGTAGTATCTAAACTTTATTTTCCATGTTGTGTCAGCCCCTGCTGTTGTGCCGTGAAACTGTTCTGTAAGTAAGATTTCTGTAGGTGATACGACTTTAGAGATGATGTATTCGTAGTTCTGTATTTCTATTGGCTGACCTTCCCAGATGGTTGTCAAACGAAACAATGTATTGCTGAACTGGACTTGTCTGCTTCCCTTATTGACTTGAGCAGCAATTGCAAGACCGGTTGCAATGTCAATATTTCTTTCAGGGGTAATATCAGGTTCAAACTTAAAGAAATATTCTTTAAATGCCCACGTCCATCTCTTTGTTGTCCAAAGAAAATGATATGCATCATTGATCATATCATCAACCTGATCATTGTATTGCTGTAAATCTGGTGAATAATCAGTTATGTTCTTGATCTTTTCACGCAGAGCACGAAGGTTTGCCATCGTATCTCCTGTTTTGTTTTAAATATATATCACGTCAAATGCGTTTTTAAAAAAGAAATACAAACAGAAAAGCCCTCCCCTCCACATGGGAAGGAAGGGCTGACTGTTATGTCTGTGTTTTAGCTATCAGAAACGACCGCTGACATAAACCGCGGTTAGACCAGGTAATGCAACAGCAGCTTCGAGAGCCTGAGCGAATCTGGGCTCGGTAGCAGCAGCAGTTGTAACAGCCTGACCGTTGACAGCAGAAGTGGTGAGCACGTCACCAGCAGCTGAACCAACGACCTTGGCGCCACAAAGGCCACGGACGCAGACGCGAATCTTTGAACCAGTGGTGAGAGCTCCATCGCTCTCAGCTGAACCAAGGACCACACCAACAGGAATGTTGGTAGCAGCAGCACCATCATTTGCAGGAACGATAGTGATAGCGCGAAGTCCAGCGTTAGCAGCTGAGAGATCGAGTGAAACAGCGTCACCGACTGCAACGGTTGCACCAGCGAGGAAGGTCTCTTCCTGGCGGCGGTTCATTGAATCTAGACCGATAGGCGTAGCAGCTCCGCCGGGGAAGGCTGAGAACTGCTCACTTTCAAGATACTGAATTAATGTTTGGGTAGCCATGTTTTATCTCCTTTAGTTAGTTAGTTAGTTATCAGACGTTGATTAGGACGCCCTGACCACCAAGGAAATCAGCCACGAGCTGCACCTTGACATAGAGCTGAGCAGCACGAGCGGTAGTACCACTGATGTGCTCAAAGGGTGAAACAGCGAAATCGCCATCGGT